CTCGGGCCGCGTGGTGCCGTTTGCAACCGGCGGGGTGGTCAGTTCGCCGACCTATTTCCCGATGCGCGGCGCGACGGGCCTGATGGGCGAGGCGGGTCCAGAGGCGATCATGCCCCTGTCGCGCGGGGCGGATGGACGTTTGGGCGTGCGCTCGGACGGGGGCGGTGCGCCGGTCCATGTCACAATGAATATCTCGACGCCCGACGTGGGCGGGTTCCGCAAGAGCCAGAGCCAGATCGCCGCCGAAATGGGCCGTGCGCTGGCCCGTGGTCGCCGCAACAGCTAGGGGAGCAAGTCCATGAATTTTCACGACATTCGATTTCCCGCGAACCTGAGTTTCGGGTCCGTCGGCGGGCCTGAGCGGCGCACAGAGATCGTGACGCTGGCCAATGGCTATGAAGAACGCAATACGCCGTGGGAACACGCGCGCCGCCGCTATGATGCGGGCGTGGGGATGCGGTCGCTGGACGATGTGGAAACCTTGATCGCGTTTTTTGAGGCGCGCCGGGGGCAACTGTTCGGGTTCCGCTGGAAGGACTGGTCGGATTACAAATCCTGCTTGCCTCTGTCCGATGTGGGGTTTGAGGATCAGATCATCGCCCATGGCGACGGTGAGACTACGGAGTTCCCGTTGCTCAAGACCTATCAATCGGGCGAGTTCAGCTATGCCCGCCCGATCACCAAGCCGGTCAAGGCGACGGTGCGGGTCGGGATTTCGGGCGATCCGCTGGTCGAAACGGTGCATTTCTCGGTCAACTATGACACGGGCGTGGTGACGATTTTCGACGCGCCGGACGTGGATACGGTGATCACGGCGGGGTTCGAATTCGACGTGCCGGTGCGGTTTGACACCGACACGATCCTGACCTCGGTCGCCAGTTTCCGCGCAGGCGACGTGCCGCGCGTGCCGGTTGTCGAGGTGCGGGTATGAGCGTGCCACAGGAATTGAACGACCGTTTATTAACCGGCGTCACCACCCTGTGCCGTGCGTGGCGGGTGGATCGTCGGGACGGGACTGTGCTGGGCTTTACCGATCATGACCGCGATCTGGCGTTTGAGGGCGTCACGTATCGCGCGCAATCGGGGATGACCGCGCGGGCGTTGAGCCAGACAAGCGGCTTGGCCGTGGACAACAGCGAGGCGATTGGCGCCCTCAGTGATGCGGGCATCAGTGAGGCCGATATCGAGGCCGGGCGGTACGATGGCGCGGCCCTACGCATCTGGTTGGTGGATTGGTCGAACCCCGATCTGCGGGTGTTGCAGTTTCAGGGCTCGCTCGGTCTGATCACGCGGCGCGACGGGCTGTTTGAGGCCGAATTGCGCGGTCTGACCGAGTTTCTGAACCAACCGCAGGGGCAGGTCTACCAACGTCCCTGTGCCGCCATTCTGGGGGACGCGCGGTGCCGGTTTGACCTCAGCCGCGCGGGATACACGACCGAACAAGTGGTGGGCCGCCATGAGGACGGCCGCCGGTTCTGGTTCGATGGTGTCACGGATTTTGAACCGCGCTGGTTCGAACATGGCCGCATCAAGGTCCATAGCGGGATCAGCGCGGGCCTGATCGGGATCGTGAAAAACGACCGGTTCGAGGATGGTCAGCGGATGATCGAACTGTGGGAACCCCTGCGCGGAGAGATCGCGACAGGGGATCAGCTGTTGATCGAGGCGGGGTGCGATCGGCGCGCCGAGACCTGTCGCGCCAAGTTCGGTAACTTTCTGAACTATCGCGGTTTTCCACATATTCCGGGTGAGGATTGGCTGATCAGCTATCCGGTCCAAGGCGGGGCGAATACCGGCGGGAGCATGAATTCGTGAGTGTCGCAGATCGCGCCGAGGCGATTGCGCGGTCGTGGATCGGGACACCCTATGCGCATCAGGCGTCTGTGCGGGGCGCGGGGTCGGATTGTCTGGGCCTGTTTCGGGGGATCTGGCGCGACCTTTATGACGCGGAACCCTGCGCCATTCCCGCCTATACCGCCGATTGGACCGAAAGCGGCACGCAGGAACCCCTGTGGCGCGGTCTGGCGGCCTTGATGCCGACCCGTCCCGCCGATGCGGCGGGGGTGGGGGATGTGATCCTGTTCCGGATCAAATCGGGCGCGGTGGCCAAGCATTTGGGCATCCGCAGCCGCAATGGATTGATCCATGCCTATTGGGGGCATGGGGTGATTGAAAGCCGCTATGGCATGTCATGGGCCCGTCGGGCCGTGGCCAGCTTTGCGTTTCCAGACAGGAGTGAATGATGGCGACGATTGTTCTGTCGGCTGTGGGTGCGGGGATCGGCTCGGCCCTTGGGGGATCGGTTCTGGGCCTGTCGAGCGTGGTGATCGGGCGCGCGGTGGGCGCGACCATCGGTCAGGTGATCGACCAGCAAATTCTGGGTGTGGGCGCCGAGCCGGTCGAGACGGGCAAGGTCGAACGGTTCCGCCTGATGGGCGCAAGCGAGGGCGCGCCGGTCAACCGTGTCTACGGGCGCACGCGGATCGCGGGTCAGGTGATCTGGGCCTCGCGCTTTTACGAGAGCACCAAGACCTCGGGCGGGGGCAAGACATCCGGCCCCGAGGTCACGACCTATAGCTATTCGGTCTCTCTGGCGATTGCGCTGTGCGGCGGGGAAATCCTGCGCGTGGGGCGTGTCTGGGCCGACGGGGTTGAGGTGTCGCGCGATCAGGTGAACCTGCGCGTTTACACCGGCACCGAGGATCAGGAACCCGATCCGTTGATCGAAGCGATTGAGGGTGCGGAAAATGCGCCGGCCTATCGCGGGATCGCCTATGTGGTGCTGGAGGATCTGGAACTGGCCCAATTCGGCAACCGCGTGCCGCAACTGTCGTTTGAGGTGGTGCGCCCCGTGACCTCGGACGATCCGGCGCAAAAGCCGCTGTCCGATGTGATTGAGGGCGTCGCGTTGATCCCTGGAACGGGGGAATTCGCCCTTGGCGTCACGTCGACCTATTATGGCAGCGGGCCGGGCGAAAACAATTCCGCGAATATGAACACGCCCTCGGGCAAGACGGATTTCGAGACCGCGCTAGAGGTTCTGGGCGAGGAACTGCCCAAGGCGGATCATACCCTGTTGATCAGCAGCTGGTTCGGGACGGACCTGCGCGCGGGTGAGTGTGAGATCAAACCGCGGGTCGAACAGAAAGACACCTATGCGGGGCCAATCCCGTGGATGGTGTCGACCGAGGACCGTTTTGCCGCCGAGCGCGTGCCTGTGGATGAGGACGGGCTGCTCCTTTATGGGGGGACACCGTCCGATCAGTCGGTGATTGAATCGATTGTCGCGCTCAAGGCCGCGGGGAAACAGATCACATTTTACCCGTTCATCCTGATGGCGCAGACGGCGGATAACACCCTGATCAACCCCTATACCGGAGAGGTCGGGCAACCGGCCCTGCCATGGCGGGGGCGGATCACAACGTCGCTGGCCCCCGGTATGGCGGGGACCACGGATCAGACCGCCGCAGCGCGCGCCGAGGTCGAGGCGTTCTTTGGCGCGGCGGATGGCGCCGATTTCTATGCCGCCTATGATTTCACGCCCCCCACGAACCAAGCCGAGGCCGAGGCGTTGCTGTCCGACATTCGCGGGCAATACGGCTATCTGTGGTATGACGGTCCGTCGAATGACTGGGGGTACCGCCGGTTCGTGCTGCACTATGCCCATCTGTGCAAGGCCGCAGGCGGGGTCGACGCGTTTTGCATCGGGTCGGAAATGCGCGGGATCACCACGATCCGCGATGACACCGGCGCCTTTCCGGCGGTTGAGGCGATGATCCAGCTGGCCGCCGATGTGCGCGCCATTTTGGGGCCGGATGTCGACATCACCTATGCCGCGGATTGGAGCGAATATTTCGGCTATCACCCGCAGGACGGGTCGGGCGATGTCCTGTTCCATCTGGACCCTTTGTGGGCGGATCAGAACATCGATTTCATCGGGATTGATAACTATATGCCGCTGTCCGATTGGCGGGCGGGCAACGATCATGCTGATGCGGCGTTTGAGGACATCTATAACCTGAGTTACCTGCAATCGAACATCGAGGGCGGTGAGGGCTATGATTGGTATTACGCCAGCGCGTTGGAATCCGAGGCCCAGTTGCGCCGCCCGATCACCGATGGCGCCCATGGTGAGGATTGGGTGTTCCGGTACAAGGATATCCGCAACTGGTGGAGGAACGAGCATTACAACCGTCTGAACGGTGTTCGTGAGGCCGTGCCGACGGGGTGGGTGCCGCAGTCCAAACCGGTTGTGTTCACCGAATACGGCTGTGCCGCGATCGACAAGGGCACGAACCAGCCGAACAAGTTTCTGGACCCGAAATCGTCCGAGAGCAGCCTGCCAGCCTATTCCAACGGGCGGCGTGATGACCTGATACAGGCGCAATATCTGCGCGCGATGACGGATTACTGGGGGGATGCGGCAAACAACCCCCTGTCCGAGGTCTATGGCGGGGCGATGATCGATATGTCGCGCTCGAACGTCTGGGCATGGGACACGCGGCCCTATCCGTATTTCCCTGGCAATACCGAATTGTGGGGGGACGCGGACAATTACGCGCGCGGGCATTGGTTGAACGGGCGTGTCACCGGTCAGGCGCTGGGCGCGGTGGTGGCCGAGATTTGCCACCGCGCGGGCGTTGAGGACGTCGATACCAGTAGCCTTTATGGCATCGTGCGCGGCTATCACGTGGATGACCTGTCATCGGGGCGGGCGGCGTTGCAGCCGCTGATGCTGGCCTATGGGTTTGACGCGGTCGAGCGTGACGGACAGTTGGTGTTCCGCAATCGCGGGGACGGGGCGGATGTGGTTCTGTCGTCTGATCAGATGGTGCGACGGGACAATGATGACACCGCGCTGGAACTGCTGCGCGCACCCGAGGCCGAGGTGGCGGGGCGCGTGCGCCTGACCTTTACCGAGGCGGATGCCGATTATGAACTGCGCTCGACCGAGGCGATTTTCCCCGACGAGGAAAGCCGCGCGGTGGCGGTGACGCAATTGCCCCTGATCCTGACACAGGCCGAGGGGCGCAAGATCACCGAGCGCTGGTTGGCGGAGGCGCGCCTGTCGCGCGATACGGCGCGCTTTGCCCTGCCGATGTCGCATCTGGATGTGGGCGCAGGGGATGTGGTGCAACTGGGCGGGTCGTCCTATCGGGTGGACCGTGTGGAGCAGGGGCTGTCGCGGGAAATCGAGGCGGTCAAAATCCACCCCAGCGTCTATGAACCCTCGGACGCGGCCGAGGAAACCGTAACCCTGACGCCGTTTGTGGCGCCGGTGCCGGTGTTTCCGTTGTTTATGGACCTGCCCCTTTTGACTGGCGATGAAGTGCCCCATGCGCCCCATATCGCCGTGACGGCCACCCCGTGGCCGGGCACGGTCGCGGTGTTTAGCGCGCCGCAGGACAACGGCTATGTCCTGAACACCACATTGGTTGAGGGCGCGGTGGTCGGTGTGACGGAAACCGACCTTGGCCGCGCTTCGCCTGGGTTGTGGGATCGTGGGCCTGCGTTGCGGGTGCGGGTCTATGGCGGATCGCTGGCCAGTGGGACGCGGGACGCGATCCTGAACGGGGCGAACGCGGCGGTGATTGGCGATGGCAGTTCGGGCAATTGGGAGGTGTTCCAGTTCCAAGAGGCCCAGTTGGTCGCGCCGAATACGTATGAGCTGCGCCTGCGGTTGCGGGGGCAGGCCGGATCGGACGGGATCATGCCCGATGTCTGGCCAAGCGGCAGCTATATCGTGCTGCTGAACGCGGCGGCGCAACAGATCGCCTTGGACGCGTCTGAGCGTAACCTCGCGCGCTATTACCGGATCGGTCCGGCGGGGCGGGCGGTCGATGATGCGTCATACGTTGAAAAGGTTGAGGCGTTCGCGGGCAACGGGTTGCGTCCCTATGCGCCGGTGCATCTGCGCGAGACGGTACAGGGGGATGGAGCGCGCGTGTTCAGCTGGACCCGTCGGACGCGGATCGACGGGGACACATGGGAAGGGTTCGAGGTGCC